TGGCAAACTTACCCTGCACAATTACAGAACGGTCATCGGCGATTCCATCAATAAATGTGCTGGCATCAGTGCCGGTAATTTTAATTAAGTCAATACAACCTAAATCATAGGTATGTTCAACTAGATCTAGTAGATAATCTTTCATAGTCTTTCCTTATGTAAATGTTTATTATATAATATTTAGATTTATTTGTCAATCATATTTAGATACGATCGGCTTTTTGTGTAATAATCTTAGCCAATGCCTGGCCGCCACGCATACTTTCAACTTCTCCAGGCTTTTTAATTTCTAACCAACTCACATTAGTGTCCTCATAATCAACTACATTAACTATTTCAAAGCCAATACTTTCGCACATGGCTTGTACTAGCTTGCCCGGTGTATACGAATACATTGCTTTTTCAACATTGCGCACACTACCAGGAAGATCGCAGTTGTTATATGTAAAAATGAATATTCCGCCCTTGCGTAATAGGTTATAAATTTCTTTAAAATATTCTCTCATTGCATCCAATGGTCGATAGTTGAAATAGTTCATTGCTACTACCAAACCAAGTTGATTTTCTGGTATTCCTTTAAAGCGAATATCTGAAGATTCATTAATTAATTTATAACGCAATCTTTCCTGGAACTCGGTATTCCATAGTTTCTTAACAGGATCTAATAATTTGTTATAATCGTCTGCAATATATAGTGGACTACAAGTGATCATTGGATCAACATATTTTCCAGTTTCTGGGCGAATATATAGCCCGGCGATTTTCCAAGAAGCATAATGTTTAATTCTTGACAGGAAATATTCTTCAATATCATCCTTATAAATCAATGTGTTAAACAAATGTCTATCAATGATATACTCTGGTGTATCATTACGAAATTCTTCGTATTGTTGATAACTTTGCTGTATATATGGGGCCTGTCTTTCGTTTACAAGATCATCAAGCCGACGTTGATACAACGATAATTGATCTTTAAGTTCGTCAACATTTCTTAGTATACGTTTCTTAAGATCAATTAAATCTTCCTGCTCGTGGTATAATCCAGGATCGTCAGAAGTTACATCCCCGATAATTTTTGAAAGTGCTTTGTCAGCAAGATCTTCAAACTCGTCTGCTGACAGTTTGTTGATTTTACTACGATATCCAACAAGTTCGCTTAATATCATTCGAATGAGAATAGTTTTTCAAATGTACTGTTAGTATCGGTACTTGATTGTAAGTCCCAATCAAGTACACCTAACAAGTTTTCAACCTTTTGATCAATAATAGTGCTTTCCATCAATGAGTCATCAAAGGCAAGTTGTTTGAACCAATCAGGTAGTCTAGTTTCATCAGTTGGATAACCAACACTGGTAAATCCAAGTGGGTTTGGTTTTAGTTTGCATACGATAGTTTTCATACCGTCAACAATAGCCATACTGTAGTTATCGCCGTGCATTTTGCGTAGATAATTCCAGTTAATTGCTGCACGCACATGTCCAGGAACTGTTGCTTTTCCTTGTTGTTTAATTAAATTTCCATACTTGGTTAAGTTATTAACACGCTTTGGAGTGCCTTTTTCCCAAGCTGGCCGAAGTTTAAAGTTGTTTTTAAACTCTTTAATCTCAACAACAACTTCATCTCGATCAGCGCCTTTGAGTACTCGATTTAGAATATCTGACAAGAAGTCTTGCACTACCTTTGGAGTATCAGACCGCTTTAGATCTAGTCCCATTGCTTTTACTTTGCCGTCTTTACCATCAACATCAAGCCGTTTGCCTTCGAGATCATATACAAGCAATGCATAACGCTTTTTGGTAATAAACAACCCTGATTCAGCAACTACTTCTCGACCACAAGCAAGAATTTCGCCGTATTCTTGTGGACAATGGAACGCACGGTATGCAAATCCCGGGAAGCTACCGTTAACTTCGTCACCGATTGCATCATACAACTGCACAGCAACATCTTTATTCCATTCCATTTCTTTGCGTCTAACTCGGTCTTTCATCACAGGCCATGCACTAAAATAACACGAGTCTGTGTCGCCATAAACCACACATTCACCTACGTGGTCGTACTCGCCTGTGAGTACTTGATTAATAAACGCATCCATATGCTGTGCAATAGCACGACCAGTTAGTGTAGTCGATTGCCCAATGCGCTTGTCGAAGAATCTACATCCTGGATTAAGAATAGCACCATACAAACTGTTAAGGTTAATCTTTTTAACCAACTGTCGTTTATCCCAGAATGCAATTTCTTCTTTGGTAGTTGCTTCTTTCTTTTTGGCCTGAAGCTCTTTGCGCTCTGCGTACCAACGTTTTAATAGACCCGGAACGACCCCTTCGCGTTCATACGTAAAAATTGTTCCGTTTGCACTTAGACACAAATTACTATTACTATCAAACACATGATGCCATATTTCACGTGCTGAATGAACCGTGCTTTCACCGTTAACCCAATCCACAGTAATTTCTGTGTCTGCACGCTGTTCCATAACAGCAGTATATTCAACTGTACCAAACAGCCCTTCCCATGCAGCAGCAAACGACATTTTACTATCCATTCGTTCTTTAATGAGACGGTCGGTCATTATAGGACGTAGTTGTCCTACAATAGTTTCGGGGGCCATGTTTAACGCACGAATTACCGAAGGATACAGCGAGTTAATATCTACGGACCCTACCCATTTATGAATACCTTTTTTTGGATATGCAACATATGCACCTGCAGCCTGCGATTCGTCTTTGTCGTGACTCTTACGATCAGGAACAATCAATCCCCGCTCGTGCGCTTCGTTAATAATCGCCTGTTCGGTTACAGCAACAGCACCCATTGTTGTTTGCAGTAATACAGTATTTGCGTGTGCAAGTTCATTGGCTAAATCTAGAAACTTGAGTTTTTCGTCGAGTCTGCCCAAGAGCATAGTATCCTGTCTGTTATAATCAATAAACTTGCGGAAATCTTGATTGTATAATTGATCTAATGTACCTTCGTATTGAACCTTGTGTTCACCTAGTTCATATTCGGAAATTGCATCTAGAGAATAAGAATGCATTTCATGATATGTATATTTGCGATATAGTTGCAAATAGTCCATATGTACACGACCAATAATATCGTATGTTTCTTGTTCTGCACCAAATCGTTCAAATTTACGTTTTTTAGGCAGTTGCCCCCATAAACAGAAACGTCTTGTGTCATCTTTGCTTAAAACACGTGTAATACGATTAATAGTGTATGGAATATCAAAGCCTTCTGAGTTCCAACCACTTAAAATATCTGCATCTTGAATTATATCTAGAAATGCCAACAACAACTCGCGCTCGTTATCAAATAAGAAAGTGTTGTCAAATTCTTGTACCTGATGCTTTGCTTGCTCCATAGTTAATGTCTTTGGAGGCATAGCAAGCGTGATTAGTTGATCGAGCCAGTCTAAATATACGGTAATGGCAGTAATTGCGTTAAATGGATCATCGGGTGGACTGAATCCTTTTTCCAAGTGGAAGTCCACCTCAATATCGAAAAATGCTGTTTGCAGTTTAGGTGAATCTTTACCTTTGTAGTTGTTTTCTAAACAACGAAAGGTAGGCTTAAAGTCACTTTCGAACAATTCTTGACCAGAGTGCATACGCACTTCTTTCTGAAATTCCTTGTAATTGCGTGTGGCAAAACGACTTACTGGATTTCCAAAGATTGTTGTAAATTTTCCTTTGCGATCTGGATAATAAAATACATATTCTGCTGGAAATTCGTTATAAACTCGTTTACCATCAACACGCTCAACAACCAAAATACGGTCGTGTTCTCTATCGTGTAATGCGTCAACGTAGCTCATTACCAGGTTTTGCCAACAGTTTCCAAAATAGTTTCAAGTAGTTCGTAATCATGCTTTTCGTCTGTGAACTTGCTCTTATAAGCAGTACGCACAGCCTTCTTTAGCACGCTTGGTTTGATTTGCATTTCTTCTGCGATAGCCTTAATAGTATCAGACAGACCACCTTGTAGTGTTTCAATTTCGGTCATTACAGCAATACCTTCGTTGAAAAGGTGGTTCAATTTCGCCTTTTGTTCAGCGTTAAAAACTACATCACTCATGTATATCTCCTATTAGAAAGTGTAATTATAACAAATTTATTAAATATTGTCAATAAAAAAGCGTGTATAAAACACGCTTCTATTTAATGTGGTTGACCAAACATCAATTTTATTCGGTTGATTTTGGTGGTTCAAGATCTCTAGCTGCTAGTCGTGCTGTGTGGTAGTAATCGCTTGATGGTGGTGTTTCAACACCCTTCATTTTTGACAAGCGATCTTCAATATCATCAAGTTGATCATTAAAGGCCAAAATAGCAGTCTTGTACCGATCCGCTAGTTTTTCGAATTCGTCTACCATTCTGCTTAGTTTTGAAATATGCTTATCCTGTAAGTCGTTTTCTTTTTCTAGTTTTTCAATATTTTGATCTGTTTGAAGTTCTTTAGCTTCAAGATCTTTAACTTCTTCTTCGGTCTTATCAAGCTCAATCTCAATTTTTTCAATTTCCTTGTCTTCTTCCTCTTCTTTATCCTGCGTCATTTTAACAAATGCTTCTAGGTCAGAATCCGCATAGGTATATCGAGCACGTGCTTGTTTAAGTGCTAGTGCTGCTTTTGGATCAGCAATAGTAACATCCTGATATTCGCCGGCCTTTTTGGCTTGTTCTTCTTTTTCTTTGCTTGCTTCAAATAGTTCGTAAAAATTCATTATTCTTCACCTAGGATGTTACCAAACTTACGTGGTTTTTCTTTTTTACTGCGCAGTTCGCGGTCTGGCTTTGCAGCACTTTGTTGTTCTACTTCTTTAA